GGAGCACGAGATCAAGAACGAGGCCATGGGCTACGATGTCAAGCCGCAGATAGGGCTCATCGGTTTCGAGCGGGAGAAGGTGAGGCTGATAAAATGACTGAACTCTTCATCGCGTCTCTAGAGGACACGATGAAAAGGCTCTGGAGAAGATGACGCCAAGAACAAGATGCACAAGACACGCGAAAGGAGAACGGCATGAGGTTCAAAGCGCAGATCGGAGGGTTCAAGACAACCGCCTCGGGAGGGGCGAAGCTCACCATCGACGTTTTCGATACGACCCCGGCAAAGGACATCGCAATGCTAACGCTGTTGGCAATGGCGAAAAAGACGGCGACGATCTCGATAGAAGAGGACGAAGACGGCGGCAACGGCGGTTCGTAAAAAAATAGGTTCTTCCTGGGCGAAAAAGATCGCGGGTAATTCGAGCCTCGGCGTTCGGCTCCGTAAAATTTGATTTTGGAATTGACAAATCGGCAGGTGCTCATATGCAAGTATTGATCCGTTTTGAGGGCATGGACAAGGCGAAGGAGATGCTTTCTGAGCTTGAGAAGAAGCAACTTCCCTACGCGACGGCATTGGCGTTGACGCGGACGGGCCAGGACGTGAAGGCAGACCTCGAAGCGGAGATGAAGAAGGTGTTCGACCGCCCGACGCCGTACACGTTAGGCAGTTTGTTTCTTAAACCCGCGACGAAGAGCAACCTGTCGTCGATGGTTTACCTTCGGGAATGGGCTGGGAAGGGTACTCCGGCGACGAAATACATGAGTCCCAACATCTTCGCGCAAGACCGCAACGTGAAGCGGTTCGAGGCGGCACTTCAGCGGATCGGCGTTTTGCCTTCCAATATGTACGTCGTACCGGGTGCGGGGGCCGACCTGGATGCATACGGTAATATGTCACGGGGACAGATCGTGCAAATCCTGTCGTACCTGAGCGCGTTCGGGGAGCAGGGATACCGTGCGAACATGACGGCTAAGGGCCGTGCGCGTCTTTTGAGGGGCAAGAGGGGTTCGCCGGGGATCGCCTATTTCGTTGCGAAGCCGGGAGGTAGGCTCAGGCACGGCATTTACAAGCGAACTGGTTATTCGGGCGGTTCGACGATAACGCCCGTGATGATTTTTGTCCGTAAACCTACTTACAGGAGCATTTACAGGTTCTACGAGGTTGCCAGACGGACGATTGAGCGGACGTGGGAGGAGAATTTCAGACGTGCGATGCGCGAGGCGATGTCCACGGCGAAGCCGTGAAGGATATTTGGTTGTATATGGGCCTTGATGTTGACCGTGTAAAAAAAATGGTGAATTCCCTGCCGAAGAGGTCGGCGTCACGCTCAAAAGTCGAAACTCTTGCTCAGGCATGGATGGCTACAGGGAAACTGTACAGCGAGGAACCAACGGCGGCGCGGCTTCGGGATTGGCAAGCGGCTGAAAAGGCCCTGTCAGCTATGCTCGATGAGCTTGACCCTCCGCAATCGCGTGCGGCGGCGGCGGGGAAATTCCCGAGCATGACTGCGGCCCTCGTGTACCTGCAACAAAACGGGTGGAAGATCAAGTCCACGACGTTCAAGAACGACCGCAAGAAGGGACGTTTCCTTGCCGATGCCGACGGCTACTTCCACAAGGAGGAGCTGGACCGATACGCAAAGGCGTGGCTAAAGCGCAACGATACGGGGAAAAGGGAGGGCGACGACGAAGTCGCCCTTCGTCAAAAAAAACTGGAAAGGGAACTGCGTGCCCTTGAGATCGAGGTCGAGCGCAAGGAACTGCGCCTTCGGAAAGAACAGGGCCTTTACATCGAGCGCGATCAGATGGAGATCGAGCTTGCGGCGAGGGCCGGCATCTTGGAAGCGGGCCTTAAGCATTGGGTACAATCACAGGCCGCAAGTTGGATTCGTCTCGTGGACGGCGACATCGGGAAGACGGGACATCTGATCGGCGCGATGGTGCGAGACCTCGACGAGCACATCGACGGCTACGCACGGAAAAGGGATTACGAGGTGGTCATTGCCGACGTGGCGACAGACGATGAGGAAGAAGAGGACGAGGAAGAAATCTGAAGCGATAGTCGTTTCGAGATCGCGCCGGTGGATGCCGGAAAGCGTGCGCGAGGGCAAGAAGCGTCTCCGCGTCCTGGTTTCGTTCTCAGGCCCGGAGCGCAAGGTGCTACGGAAGCGTCGCCGGATTCCCGTAAGCCAATGGTCCGAACGATACAGATATGTCACGAATTCCATCCTTCCGGGCCGGTGGCGCAACAACGTCACGCCGTATCTTTCCGGCGTCATGGACGCCTCATGGTATCCATCCGTGCAGACGGTCATCCTGTGCAAGTCGCCGCAATGCGGCGGCACGGAGCTTCTGCTGAACTGTCTCGGGTACGCCATCGACCGCGATCCCGGCCCGTCAATGTTCATCTATCCCGACGAGCTGACCGGCAAGGAGAACTCTCAAGACCGGATTCAGCCGATGATCAAGAACAGCCCACGTCTGCGCTCCTACATGACGGGCGTCGATGACGACACATCGCAACTGCGCGTGAATCTACAGCACATGCAGGTCTACATCGCGTGGGCGCGATCCGCGTCGCGTCTTGCCAACAAGCCGATCCGGTTCATGTTCTTCGACGAGGTGGACAAGTACATGGATACGGTCGGCAAGCGCGAGGCAGATCCGATTTCCCTCGGCGAGGCCCGGACGATCACATACCGCTACAGCCGGAAAATCTGGAAGGTGAGCACGCCGACTACGGAAACGGGGAACATTTGGCGGGCCCTGACGACGGAAGCGCAGGTCATCTACGACTATTTCGTGAAATGTCCGGCTTGCGGCGAAACCCAGAAGATGGAGTTCAAGCGCATCGTCTGGCCGAGAGCGTCTGAACCAGCCCAGGACGGAAAGCAACACTCGGAAGACCCCGCCGTCATCGAAACGGACAAGTTGGCTAGGTACGAGTGTCCGCATTGCCTTGCGAGGTGGAACGACTACGAGCGCGATGCCGCCGTGAGGGCCGGAGGGTGGCGCGACAGGGAAACCGGGGAGCCGCTCAACGAATCGCTGAAATCTAGAAACCCGCTGAAGATCGGCTTCCACCTGCCTAGTTGGCTTTCGCCTTTCGTTTCCCTGTCGGAGATCGCCGCGTCGTTCCTGCGTGGCCTTTCAGATATAAACAAGTTCAAGGACTTCCACAACAAACACCTCGCAGAACCGTGGCGCGTGAAGGTCATCTCCGGTAGCGCGGAGCAGATACTGGCCTCACGGTGCGCCGTTCCACCTCAGACCGTACCCGAGGAAGCCGTGCGCCTGACCTGCGGGATCGACGTTCAGCAGAGCGGTTTCTGGTTCGTCGTCAAGGCATGGGCCGCGAACATGACGAGTTGGACGATCCACTACGGGTTCCTTCAGACATGGGAGGAAGTGGAAACGCTTGTTTTCGAGACGGCATGGCCTGTCGGGGACACGGGCCGCACGATGAGGATATTCCGGTGTTGCATCGACACGGGCGGCGGCGAGAAGTACGAGGATATGTCCATGACCGAGGAAACATACCTGTGGCTATTGAGAAACCGTGGGCGCGCAGGGGTTGCGCTCTGGGGAACGAAGGGATCGAGCACGACGCTTCCGGGGATGCTTCGACTCGGCAACGAGATTCTATCGACCCCGAGCGGGAAAAAGCTTCCCGCCGGACTCCGCATCCTGTCGATTGACACGTCGAAGGCGAAGGATCAGCTCCACTACCGGCTCAAGTTGTCTGCAAACCCCGAAACGAGGGAACTGCCGGGGGCGACTTTCCTGCATCGGGACACGGGGACGGACTATGCGGCACAGATCATCGCCGAGGAGAAGCAGATCGACGAGCGTGGACGCGAGGAATGGGTTAACCGAAACAACAGGCCGAACCACCTGCTAGACGCCGAGGTTCTGGCGGCGGCTTGCGTCGAGATGGAGTTCCCCGGCGGCGGCCTTCGCCTGATCGCAGAGGCCCGTAAACCGCAGGTATCGCCGGATCAGAACGCCCAGGCCGTTCGCAAGCCGCATCATTCTGGTAGTTGGCTAAACAGAAGGTCTAACTGGATGAGGATATGAGCGGATCGCCCGTCAAGAGCGCGACGATCCTGATCACGGCGCAAGCCATCGCCGATTATATCGGCATTTCAAAGCCGATGCTGTACGAATTGCTCAAGGAGGGCCTTCCTGCGGCGATCATCGGCAGGAGGATGATCGCTCACACGGCGAATATCGAGGAATTCATGCAACGCAGGACACGCGGAAGGGTGTTGAAAGTGCCTCAAGATGCAGAATAACGACACCTTGTCAAGAAAAATCTGAGTAAAAGTTGCTATGGATTTCGGTTCATTGAGCATCTGTTTCGGTAAATTTAGGATTTTCCGCATGAGAAAACGGAAAACTGTGCTATAATCCGCGCAGACTATCTTCCACCTCTCTCCTTTAGCCGTGGCGACATGGCATGGGCGTGAAGCCCCGGCGGGGAAAAAAGGGGCCATTTTGATGCAGGAACCGACGACGATCTACCGAGGAGTTACCCTGATATGGCGTCGAGAAGCTAGCAGAACTCGTTATGTCAACTCCTCCGGCGAATCCGTCGAGTGCCCTGCCTCCGAATGGACCCTCAAGTACAAGTTTGCCGGTCCCGCCGGGGCCTTTGAAATCACGGCCGTCGCAGACGGCGCCGATTATTCGGCATCGGCGACGGCCGCCGCGACGGCGCTCTATCCCGTCGGCGAGTATGCCTGGGTCGCCGTCGTCGAGAAGGGATCCGGCGAATCGCTTCAGCGGCGCATCGTCGATACCGGGACCAGCGAGGTCAAGGAAGGACCGGCCGAATACATCGCGGGGCTGGACAAACGCAGTCACGCCAAGAAGGTTCTCGACGCGATCGAGGCCGTGATCCTGGGGCGCGCCACGAACGACCAGCTCGCGTACACGATCAATGGGCGCTCCCTGCAGAAGACGCCGCTGCCGGACCTGCTCAGGCTCCGCTCCCAATACCAGGCCGAATATCAGCGTGAACTCCGCGCCGAGCGGATCCGCAAGGGGCTCGACGGCGGCGGCAATGTCTATGTGAGGTTCTGATGCTGGACAAGATCCTGCGGAGACTGGGCTATCAGAAAATCGCGAAGCGCAGCATGACGGGGTTCGCCGCCGCCCGCACCGACCGCCTCGTGTCGTCCTGGAACCCGGCGAACCTGTCCATGGACGCCGTCCTGCGCACCCAGCTCCCCAGGATCCGCGCCCGGTCACGCGATTTGTCGATCAACAATCCCTACATCAAGAAGTTCATCGGCATGGTGGCCGTCAACGTCCTGGGCCCCGGGGGCATCTCGTTCCAGAGCAAGCTGAAATTCAAAAACGGCTCCCTCGACGAGAGGTCCAATATCGCCATCGAGACGGCCTGGAAGGAATGGGGCCGCCGCCGCCATTCGCCCGACGTTACCGGGAAACTCTCCTGGGTCCGCCTTCAGGACCTCTGCCTGCGGACGGTGGCGCGGGACGGCGAAATCTTCATCCGCCAGGTGCGAAACTTCGAAAACGCGCACAGGTATTCCCTCCAGCTCATCGAGGCCGACAGCGTCGATGAATCCTTCAACGCGGATCTCGGGCAAGGATACAGGATCATCATGGGGATCGAGATCGACCCGTGGGGCCGGCCGGTGGCATATCACGTGGCCCGGAGGGCCGCAAACGACTATTCCGACCCCGTGTCGTATCGGCAGCGCGAGCGGATCCCGGCGGAGGACATGATCCACCTGTTCGTCCCGTTCCGGGTCAACCAGCGCCGGGGCGTGCCCTGGGCCTTTGCAGTCATGGCGAAGACGAACGTGCTCGACGGGTATGAGGAGGCGGAGCTGGTCGCCGCCCGCGTAGCTGCCGCGAAGATGGGCTGCATCGAGACGGCGGAGGGAATCTACGTGGCCGATGACCAGGACGGGGCCGGGAAGCAATATATCGAGGCCGAGCCGGGGACATTCCCGATCATGCCGCCCGGGACGACGATGAACATGTTCGACCCGCAGCACCCGACGACGGCATACCGGGATTTCGTCAAGCAGGTGCTCCGGGCGATCGCCTGCGGGCTCGAGGTGTCCTACAACAGCCTCGGGGCCGATCTCGAGAGCGTCAACTACAGCTCCGTCCGGTCCGGCACCCTCGAGGAACGCGACGGCTGGAAGGCGATTCAGGCATGGCTGATCGAGGACCTCTGCGAGCAGGTCTTCGAGGGCTGGCTCCGGATGCAGGTCCTGGCGCGCACGCTCGATTTCGAGCCGGCAGACATCGACCGGATCTGCGGCGCGGCCGTCTGGCGCGGCCGGTCCTGGTCCTGGGTGGATCCCCTCAAGGACGGCAAGGCGAACACGGAATCGCTCGCATCCGGCATGGCCACGCGGACGGATCTCCTGGCGGAGCAGGGGAAGGATTTCGAGGAGCACATCGACCAGCTCGTCTACGAGCAGGAATACATGCGCCGCAAGGGACTGACGCCTGATGCTGCGGCGAAGACGGATTCGGGCCAAAGCGACGGGGACGAGGCTGACGGCGGGGAAGGGAAGAACAAGAACGGCGGCAACGGCCGCTGGAAGGAGACGCAGCATGGATCCGAAACTCAGGCAGCTCATTGACGAGATCAACGGGGGCAAGGCGGGCGGCCGCCTGTCCCGCCATGTCGACATGGAGTGCCGGGCCGCCGAAGGGAGGGAGGGCATCTACGAGCTGTCCTTCTCGAGCGAGACGCCGGTCGAGCGCTGGTGGGGGATCGAGATCCTGGACCACAGCCGAGGCTCCGTGCGGTTGGACCGGCTCAATTCCGCCGGCAGCCTTTTGTTCAACCACAACCGCGACCTGCTGATCGGCGCGATCGAGAGCGCCCGCATCGACGAGAGGGCGCGGCGCGGCCGTGCGGAAGTGCGGTTCTCCCCGTCGGCCGTCGGCCAGGAGAAGCGGGCGGAGGTCGACGCCGGCGTGCTGCGGACGACATCCGTGTCCTACCTCATCCACGCCATGGTCCTCGAGAAGGAAGAGGACGGCGTGCAGACCTATCGCGTCACCGACTGGGAGCCCCTCGAGGTCTCCCTCGTCACGATCCCGGCCGACCCCGGCGTGGGTGTCGGCCGTGCGCGGCAGATCCCCGCCGGCCAGGGCGTCGGCGTGAAAACCAATCCTGACAAGGAGGAAACGAAGATGGACGAGAAAGAGATTCAGAAGCGAATCGACGACGCCCGCAAGCAGGGCGGCGACGAGGAGTTCAACCGGGTCAAGGCGATCCTGGGCCTCGTGAAGGAGGGCGACAACCGGCGTTTCGCCGACGTGGCCCTGCGCTACGTGGAAACCGGCGCGGGTCCCGACGAATTCAAGCGGGCCCTCGAGGAGCTCAAGCGGCTCAACCCGAAGCCGGTCGTCGACACGGATCCTTCGATCGGCATGTCGAGCCGCGAGATCCGGCAGTTCTCGATCGTGCGGGCGATCCGGGCCCTGGCCGAGGGCAACCGCGGTCTGGCCGCCTTCGAGTTCGAGTGCTCGGAGGCCGCGGCCAAGCGCCTGCACAAGTCTCCCCGGGGGTTCTTCGTCCCCTATGACGTCCTCGCGGACAAGCGCGACCTGGTGAAGGGCACGCCCACGGCCGGCGGGCATCTCGTGGCGACGGAGCTCCTGGCGGCCTCCTTCATCGAGCTGCTCCGGAACAAGATGCTCCTCCGCCGCCTCGGGGCCCAGGTCCTCGGGGGCCTCGTGGGCGACATCGCCATCCCGAAGCAGACGGGCGGCGCGACCGCCTACTGGGTCGGCGAGAATACCGCCGTGACCGAAAGCCAGCAGACCTTCGGGCAGGTCGCCCTGTCGCCCCGGACGGTCGGGACGTACACGGACATCTCCCGGAAACTGCTCATCCAGAACTCCATCGACGTGGAGAACTTCGTCCGCAACGACCTGGCCACGGTGCTGGCCCTGGCGATCGACT